AAATAGAACAAGGGGGGTATTAATATGTCTTCATTTTTTTCAAAATATCCTAAACTTACAATTAATAGTAAAATTGTAACTGATATAGTCACTAGAATTGCAATTAGAGAAAAGTATTCTAATAAATTATCTCTTTATTACCCATATGATATTCAAGAAGGCGATACTCCAGAAATTATTGCATCAAAATATTATGGGGATCCTGAACGTCACTGGATAGTGATGTTGGCAAATGATACAATTAATCCATTTTTTGATTTTACTTTAGATTATCCAGTATTTAATAAATATCTTATGGATAAATATAAAGCTGAAGCCAATAGCATAAATCAATGGGCAAACTCAACATGGAGAGGGGAATGGAGTTCATCAGAATATGCTATTATTGATATAGTTAATCGATATTATGCAGGCAACACTGTAATAACAAGTAATACTGCGTTTATTTGCAATGTTGATCACAATCCAACTACATTTAAAGCTGATTTGGCCAAAAAATATTGGACTAGAATTCTAGATGGAGTTTATTGGAAAGGAGTTTGGCAAAATGATACGGAATATAATCGAGATGATGTTGTAAAAAATAATAATACAATTTATATTTGCAAACAAGATAATATAGCAAATAATATTACAGGTATTACCTATTCTAACGCAGATTATTGGAAAACATATAATAATGCAATAGAATATACACTGGTTACAACAAATAAAGAACCGTTTTCATATAGGGCAATTACTACTACTACTGATATTTTAACAGGTAAATCTACTGCAGAAAAACTATTTATTGATGAAAAGGCATATAATGGAGGAGTAAATGGATATGCAAATAGTATATTTAATTTTGCAAATGAAACGCTACAAGCTGATAATATAGAAATTTCAGTAACAAAAGAAAGATTATCAATTTACGATTACGAGCAAGAATTAAATGAAAATAAACGTACAATAAATTTAATTCGAAAAGAATATGTATCGCAACTTGAACAAGAATTAAAATATTTAATGAGAACATATTATGGCTGATGGTTTATTACATATACAAGATGTATCTATTATACAATGTAAAATAGTTGGAGTAGCAGGCCAGCCTATAGATATATCTAGCATGGTGGTAGAAATAAATTATTTTGAAGACATCTTTTCAAATTTCGTTAATGGTGCATTAATTATTAATGATTCTGTTGGTTGTATTCAAATGTTTCAATTTCAAGGACAAGAAGTATTGATATTAGAAATTGACAAACCTGGACTAGATAATCCACTCAAAAAAACATTGAAAATTTATAAACATAGTGGAAGATCGCAAACAAAAACTTCTAATGAAAATTATATTTTACATTTTTGTTCAGAGGAAGCATATTTAAATGAACAATATAAACTTTCGATGGCATTTAATAATTGGCAACTTGGAGATATTGTATATAAAATAATGCAAGAATATTTTGATACTAAACCAGAACAGTTGAAAAATTTTGATAAAACTACTGGAGTACATGATATTGTAATTCCAAATTTAAAACCATTACAAGCAATTAATTGGTTAACAAATTTTGCGCAAGCTGATCAAGATAAAAATGCTGGGGCGTTTTATCTTTTTTATGAAGACAAATATGGATGGAATTTTAAATCAGTATTAAATTTATATAAACAAAACCCTGCAAGAAAATATAAATTTGAAGAAAAAAATTTAAAATCAAAAGAAAATGATTTAGTTTCAGATAATAATAAAGAATTTGTTAATGTTATTTGGTTTGAACATATAAGCTCGTTTGATTCTATATCAGCAGTTAAACATGGAACGATGGCAAGCAAAACTATAACCATTGATCCATTGCGATTAAAATTTGGAGAAAGTACGCACGATTATAATGAATATGCAAAAAATGTTGAATCTTTAGATTATGCTCCGTTACCTAATTCGGCTACAAATAGAAAAGGCGAAACGATGAATCAAACTACAGGATCAGTTAAATTTTGTATTTCTACTTCTGGACAGCGCGAAAATAAATATATTAAAGGTAAAGAAGTACCTATTAATGAATATTGCCCTGAAAAAACTATGTCTATACGAAGTTCGCAATTATCTCTTATGTGGTCGAATAGAATAAAAATTCTTATTAATGGGGATATTGGATTAACAGTTGGTATGGTTGTTGAATTTGATAAACCAGAAATAAGTTATAATAATCCAGAAAGTAAAGAAAAAACTTCAGATCCAATATATTCAGGAAAATATCTTATTACTGCATTAAGACATATAATAAACCAAGAAAATAGATTTACTACAGTGTTGGAACTTAGTAAAGATTCTTATCCAAATAAAACATATAAATTTGATAATACAAATCCAGGTTGGAAAGGCGTGAGATAATATGAGTAATACGAAAAGAGGGAATTTTATAGGGCATAATGGATTCGTATGGTGGATTGGCGTGGTTGAAGATAGGATGGACCCGCTTAACCTTGGTCGGTGTAGAGTAAGAATACAAGGACTACATGAAGGAACTAAAGCAAAAGTTCCAACAAAAACATTACCATGGGCTCAACCGCTGTTTTCTATTAATGGATCAGCGTCAACTCCAACTACATTAAAAGAAGGTGATTTTGTAATGGGGTTTTTTATGGATGGACACGCAAGTCAATATCCAATAATTATGGGGATGTTTCATGGTATACCAGAAGATAACCCAGATCCGGAAAAAGGGTTTAATGATCCAAGAACTGAAGAACAATTAAAAACTGCCCCAAGAAAACCAAAAGCGATTGATTATAAAGCCAAAGGTGGAGCAAAAATTACTGAACATCCTTCTGCTAATTCGTATCCTAATAGGCTTGACCAACCAACGACTAGTAGGTTGAGTAGAAATGAAGATGTTGCAAATACAATAGTGCAAGTAAAAAATTCTTCAGTTGCTACGGTTAAAAATGCAAAAGGTGATGTTGTATGGAAAGAACCAAATTCTCCATATAATACAAAATATCCGTACAATCAAGTTGTGAGTACTGAATCAGGACATTATTTCGAGCTTGACGATACTCCTGGACATGAACGTATACATATGTACCATAGATCAGGAACGTTCTCTGAGACCCACCCAGATGGTTCACAAGTAGAGAAAATAGTAAAAGATAAATATACTATTATATTAAATGATGATAAAGTTACTGTTTCCGGAAGTTGTTATTTAACAGTTCAAGGAAAGTCTACAGTTCATATAGCTGGAGATTCTTCGGTTACTATTGGTGGAAATTATAATATAACAGTTGGGGGCAATATGAATATTACTGTTGCTGGAAATTTAACGCAGAAAGCTGCAAAAATAAATTTAAACTAATATGAATTCTACCAATATACAAAATTACAGCGGATATTCTGATTTAGATATGACATTTAATTCGCATCCGGCAAAAAAGGATTTAATGATTTCTACAGGAGAATTGGCTGTTACTAGAGCACTTAAAAATTTATTACTCACTAATTATTACGAAAAACCGTTTAAACCTAATTATGGATCAAATCTTCGTAAATTATTATTTGAGCCAATGAGTCCAATTACTTCTTCTGCTCTATCAAAAGAAATAACATATGTAATAAAAAATTTCGACCATCGAGTTTCGTTACAATCAGTAAAAGTAGATGCATTATATGATCATAACTCATATCAAGTAACAATAACGTTTTATATTAATAATCTTGTGCAACCATTTACTGCAGATTTTATTTTATCGAGACTTAGATAATAAATACTAATAAAAAGGATTTAGGGGAAAATAATGGCTAGTGCCAATTCATCAATAAATATTGCAGAATTAGATTTTGATAACATTAAACGCAATCTTAAAGATTATTTACGCGGCCAAGATAAATTTAATGATTACGACTTTGAAAGTTCTGTTATTTCAACTGTATTAGATTTATTAGCGTACAATACTCACTATAATGCATATTACCTAAACATGATCGCCAATGAAGCATTTTTAGATACTGCAGTAAAACGTGGTTCAGTTATATCTCATGCTAAATTATTAAATTATACACCATCATCTGCAAAAGCATCAAAAGCTACTATAGAAATAAAATTTAATGGAACTACTGCTCCAAATTTTACTATTCCAAAATATACTAAATTCTCGTCCCAATCAATTGATGGAGTACAATATCCATTTGTTACTTTAGAATCATTATCAGTATCAACCAGTAATAATATTGCACAATTTTATAATGTTGAAATATATCAAGGGCAACCTGTAAGATATACATATTCCGTAAATAATTTACAAAATGAATCTTCAACTTTTACTCTTCCTGATGCAAATATTGATACGACAACTCTACAAGTTTTAGTGTATGATTCTGCTCAATCGACGACTTTTACGAAATTTGAATTAGCTTCTAAGCATTTAACGTTAGATAATACGTCAACTGTGTATTTCTTACAAGAAGGTCTATCTGGATTATATGAAATATATTTTGGCGACGGCGTTTTAGGTTCATCATTAAAAACTGGAAACGTTATTGTCGTAGATTATATTGTAACCAAAGGCGCGGCTCCAAATGGAGCATATAAATTCACGCTAATGGATAAAATTGGAACATACTCTGGCGTTATTATTAATGGAACAAATAATTATGAACCTGCAAATGGCGGTCGCGGAAAAGAATCAATACAATCTATTAAATATTCAGCCCCAAAAGCATATGCGTCACAAAATAGAGCCGTATCAAAAACTGATTATCTTGAATTATTAAAACGCGATAATACAATTATACCTATTCAAGCAGTAAATGTCTGGGGCGGAGAAGATATGACTCCCCCACAATACGGAAAAATGTTTATATGTATTAAACCCAGTGGTGGATTTAATTTATCTGCATTCCAGAAATATAGATTACTTAACGAATATATTAAACCATTTAGCGTAATTACTGTAATTCCAGAAATTGTTGATGTTGACTTTACTTTTGTAAAACTTTCTAGTAACATTTATTTTGATTCTGCGAAATCAATATTTGATGCAACCCAATTACAAAGTTTATTAAAGTTGGCAATAATGGATTTTTGTAATAGAATATTAGATTCATTTGATTCAGTATTTGTATTACCAGATTTAATTACCACAATTAAATCAACAGATGCATCTATTATTACATCTGAATCTACAATTTCTTTACAAAAAAGGTTTAATCCAGTATTCAAAACAGTAAATACGCATACATTTGATTTTCAAACCCCAATAAAAAAAGGAACATTGGTTAGTAGTTATTTTGATTACTTGGGATCAAATGACCAAATAATCGAAAATGTTCAAATTGAAGAATCTCCGTCAATTTTTAACACAATAGAATCGATTCAAATTATTAGCGCTGGAAGCGGGTTTACTGCTATCCCAACAGTTACTATTTACGGAGATGGAACTGGGGCAATTGCAACTGCTGAAGTAACTAATGGCGCAATATCAGCAATTAATATTGTCGATTATGGGCTGAATTATACGCAAGCTGTTGCAGTTATAACTGGAGGGGGTGGAAATAATGCAGTTGCTGTTCCTGTATTAAGCGGAAATACGGTTAAACTTAGAAGTTTTTATTATACAAATAATATTAAAACTATAATAAATTCTAATATCGGAGAAATCCATTATTTGGCAGGAACTGTTAAATTAACCAACTTTACTCCATACAATATAAATAATGTATTAGGAACTTTATCTATAACTGTAACTCCAGAATCTACAATTTTTACATCGACAAAAGATAAAATGTTATCATTAGATATTATGGATGACACGTCAATAACTATTAATATAATACCTAAATCATAATGTCATATAGATACTCTACAATCTTTGATCAAAAACTTCCTGCGTATATCAGGGATGATCCCGCATATTCTAGATTTATTCAATTTTTTAATGCATACTATGAATGGTTTGATGATACATATGATATTTATGGATTAGGAGATAAATTAGATATTGATTCAGGATTTAACGAATTTTATGCATATTATGCGCAAGATTTTCTTCCCTATTTTCCCGATATTGATACTATTGCTGCAGATAAAGTAAAATTAATAAAAATTGTAAAAGAATTATATAAAGCCAAAGGCGTTCCAGATTCATTTAAATTTTTATTTAGAGCTTTATATAATGTTAACGCAGAAGTTGTTGCTACTGGGCAATATGTATTAAGACCAAGCGATGGTAAATGGATTGTCCCAAAATCAATAAAAATTAAATCTCTTGATACAAATTTTCTGCATATTGATAATTTTAAAGTATTTGGAGTAACATCTAAATCTATTGGAATTATAGAAAAAAGTAAAATTAACGGTAAATTTATTCAGATTTATTTAACTGATATTGAACGGTTATTTACTACAGGCGAAGCTATTCGTATATTAGATTATGATAATAAACCTGTTTATTTTTTAAATGGCGAATATGTACCATACGAAAAAACTCCACCAATACAGTCAGTTTTATTAGAATCAAAAATTATTGGGTCAATTTCTAATATTAATATTGAACCATCACGAAGAGGATCTTATTATAAAATAGGAGATCCAGTAGTTTTATCGGGCGGGTTTAGTAATACTGCAGTTTCTCCTGTTGGAGCATCGGCAGTTGTTTCAGAAGTAACAACTGGACAAATTCAAAATGTAATAATAACAAAAGGGGGGTATGGATATAGATTATTTTCAAATTCGTCTATTGATGTTACTACACATGGAATTTTACATACAACTGCTAATTGTATAATATCAATTCTTAATGAATCTGAACAAGAAGCAAATGTAGCTTATATATCAAACGATTGTATTGAAGATAATTTAAATATTACATTAGGCAATACATATAATTTTTCTATTACAGCTAATGCAAATACACAATTAAAAAATTGTTTTTCGTTTATTACATTTCCCGCATATCCAATTAAAGCAGTATTAGTTAGAAATGGCGGTGGCGGATATGATGTTCAACCATCTTTAACATTTGATTCGTTGTTTACGGCAAATACTGTTAATCATTATAAACAACATTTACATGATTTAGGGATTCTTGCTCCAATAGAAGTAATTAATCCTGGATCCGGTTATTTATCTAATGATATTATAACAATCTTAGGTGGAGATGGAAATTTTGCCTATGCAAGAATTAATACCACTAATGCAAACGGTGCAATTCTATCTGCTGAATATTATTCCACTGCAAATTTATATGGTTTGGGCGGAATGGGATATAACAATGCAAATTTACCAACAGTGACTGTTACTTCAAATACAGGTTCAAATGCACAGTTAATAATTCCTGCAATATTGGGTACTGGCGTCGAATATAAAATAGAAACTGATAAAATCGGAGCTATAACTAAAATTGCATTAACTGACAATGGAGAAGATTATATTTCCACTCCTAATGTATCATTAAGAATGCAAGATATTGTTATTACTGGAAATAATATAGATCAAATTAAATCAACCGAGTCAATGGTAGCGTATCAAGGAACATATATTACTCCAGGGTTTATTGGAAAAATTGATTCTCTTAAATCTCTCTATTTTGATCCGCTTACAGACTATCAATTATTTTCTATTAGGATATATGATTTTAGAGGAAATTTATCTACTGCTAATGCGTTATTTGTTTATGATACTGCAAGTAGTTCTGTTATAGCAGATTTAACTATTCAGTCAAATTATACGGATGCAACTTTTACTAATGGCGTAAAATTATATGGCGATGGAACAGCAAAGGCAACTGCCGTGTTTGCAAATGGATTAATTGAAGATGCAGGCAGATATGTTACAACAGATGGACAGCTTTCTGCTCATTCTGTTCTACAAAGTGATATGTATAATTTATCTACATATATTTTATCCGTAGAAAAGGATTATAATTCATATAAAACTGTCATAGAGAATTTAATACATCCAATTGGAACTAGAATTGTAACTAGAAATCTATTAAAATCAAACTCACAATATAATATGACAACAAATACTGTAATAGTAACAGGAAACACAATTTCAAACGTCAGTTCATTGTTGATACAAAACGCAAATTCTTGTTTTTCTAATACAATATCAATTTACACTAGTCTTGATATTGATCAAATATTTACAGTTAATACTAATATTAGCATTATTGGACCAACGAATTTTAATGTATACTCAACTATTTCCAGCCTTGACGTTTCAAACAATGTATTATTTTTGGAAAATCATATACAATATAAATTCCCAAATGTTTATAGTGGATATACGCAAGGAAATACAATAATTATAACTAATGATAATAATTATAACAGTAATAAATATTCAATGAATACATTTATTAATATTGGTGATTCTATTTCCACTCCAAATACTGCTGATGAAGAAATTCTTAATATAGTTGATAATATAATATATTTTACAAATCAACTATACCAAAGCGGAAATTCTTTATACCCAACACAGATTACAGTAACAAAAGAATTGTCATCTAATACTATTACAACATATACAACGGTGTAAATATGAGTCAAGGTTTAATCCCTTATTCTGGTTTTTCTCAAGAAATTTTAAAATATTACTATTCTCTTAATTTATTACTTAAAAATTCAGGAGATGAATTTTTAAATTTATATTGTTTTATTGCTAAAGTTGAAGAGTGGGATAATGAAACAAGCCCGCCATTACCTGAAAATTCGGATTATTATTTAAAAACTGTTAATAAAAATTTAATAGCGCTTAAAAAAATAAATTCAAATGATATCTGCCCTGTTATAAACAGAATTGATTGGGTGTCAGGTATAATATACAATCAATACTCATCAGAACGAGTTGCAAATATTAATTATTATGTTAGAAATTCGTACGATCAGGTATTTAAATGTTTATATAATGGAGCAAATAGCGTTAACGATAGTGGAGTTGTATCAACTGAACAGCCATTAATTGATTTTACCACAAATTTTATTGATAATATTATTATAACAAGCGATGGATATAAATGGAAATATCTATTTACAATTGATGCTGGAGCTAAACTAAAATTCTTTGATGAAAATTGGATTCCTCTTCCTGTAACTACACATAGACCATCAATTTTAAATAATACTGTTGGAGCAGGCGAAGTTTCTGTTATTAATGTGTATAATGGCGGAACCAATTATTCAGATGATAATGGATTTAATAGAACGACTACTATACAAATAGACGGAGATGGAACTGGAGCTGAAGCAAAAGCGATTATTTCCGGAAATACTGTTACTCAAATTTTAATGTCAAATACTGGATATGGTTATACTTATGCTACAGCAAACGTTATTTCATCTATGGGTTTGGGTTATTCTGGAAATGGGGCAATATTAACTGCAGAAATTTCTCCTATTGGCGGTCATGGACATAATCTATTAGCAGAATTAGGATGTAAAAATGTAATGATTTCTGCAGAATTCAATGGGTCTGAAACTGGAACATTACCGACTGATATTGATTATAGGCAAATCGGATTAATTTCTAATCCAGAAATAACTGTCGGATCTTCTATGGCATTTGCCAATTCAACGATATATAAAACAACTGATGATATTGTTGTATCTCCTGGATCTGGTGTATACCAACAGGACGAAATAATTTATCAAGGTGATCAAAATAACCCAACATATTCTGGTAGAGTATTAAATTTTGATGCAACAAATAATTTATTATATGTTATAAATACGTTAGGAACAGTAAGCGTATATCAAGGTTTATATGGCTCAATCTCAAATACATCTAGATTATTGTTACAACAACAAAAAGAACAAATAGTACCATTCTCCGGAAATATTATATATATCGAAAACAGAAAGAAAATTCAAAGAACTTCTACTGGACTAGAACAATTTAGATTAACACTTAATTATTAAGGTTTAAAAACAGATGCTAAATTTCAACACAAACCCATTCTACGACGATTTCAATGAAGATAAGAATTTTCATAGAATTCTATTTAAACCTGGAGTTGCAGTTCAAGCAAGAGAATTAACTCAATTACAAACAATTTTACAAGATCAAATTGGAAAATTCGGTAAATTTGTATTATCTGATGGCGCAAAAGTTAGTGGAGGTAAATATTCTACGGGTACTAATACAAAATCATTAGATCTATCTCCAACAGGAACAATTTCTACTGATATTGAATTTTTTACCGGAATGTATGTTGTTGGTGAAACGTCAAGATGCGTCAGTTTAGTATCTTCTGCTGATATTCTAAATTATTATATTGTAGTAAAGCCTGTAATTAACGGAGTAATTAATTACCAATCCGGAGAAACGTTACATATTTTCTCTACTAAAGATTTCGCATATAGCTATTTAAATAATAGCGCGATTACATCCGATTATACTGCAACATTAAATCAAGATACAGTTGTAACTATTAACAATTGCTCTGGTGTAAAAAATTCAAATCAATTTACAATTAATTCATCTGCAATTGCAGTTGGCGATGTTATTACAGCAGCTATTGATAATTATACAATAAGTTATATTATTACTGACGTTGGTTCTAATTCAGTTGTATCCGTCGATAAATTATTACAAAATAATTATAATACAGTTCCTCTTAGGATTACAAAATACGCATCAAGAACAGTATTTGAAGTAAATTTCGCAGAGGGTATCTATTTTACAAATAATATGTTTGTAAAAGCTCTATCTCAATCAATTGTTCCTAATGCAAAAACCCAATATCCAAGTTGTGTTATTGGGTTTGATGTAGTAGAAACAATTGTTGATTTCGTTGATGATACATCATTACTTGATCCGGCTCAAGGGTCATATAATTATACAGCTCCAGGAGCTGATAGATATAAAGCATATTTAAATCTTGTATCGAAACCATTAGTCTATGGAACAATCGACCAAACAACATTAACGACTAATAAATTTATTGAATTATTAAGAATTAAAGATGGTATTGTTATTTCTGATAATACAGATCCATCTTTAGGTGGATTAGAAGATGTATTAGCGAAACAATTATATGATCATGCTGGTAATTTTATTGTTACTCCATTTAATATTACATTCTATGAATCTAATTTTAGCGATTTTACAGATAAATTAAATTGCAATATTACTGGCGGCAAAGCATATATTAATGGATATCCATATGGCGGAAGATTCCCAACTAATATTACAATAGATAAAGCAAGAGATGTAGCATATTCAAATAATAATATAACAAACATATATTATGGTAATAGCATACGAGTTTCGGATGTTGCTGGGAATTTACCCATTCCAACAGTAGGCGCAAAAATAGAATTACATGCAAATACAACATCTACTGCTGGAGCGAATTCGTTTTTAGGTTATGCGTATGTTAGAAATATTAATTACACAACAAATAATGAATATGATTTATATTTGTATAATATTGGAGTATCTCAACAACAAATAACTGGAATTAAATCTGTTCGCACATCAGGAAATACTGGATTTGTTGCAAATACAATATTAGATTCATCAAATAATACAGTTATCTTAGATACAAGTTTTGATAAATTAATTTTTAAATTACCATATACTGATGTTGCGTCATTTACTAATGTATCAATTACGCTTGATTCGTTTGATACAATTTCTGTGACTGCAAATGTTGCAACAATTGCAACTGGAGCATTAACAAAACAATTTTTAACAGGAACCTCTACTGGTTTATCTACTGAAGTTAAAAATGATAATTTTATTATCGTAGCCAAAACTACAAATGCTGGATATGTTCCTGGAGAATATGTAGATTTAGCAAATGTTACAATAGCTATTGAAGAAGCAAGTAACGAATATATTGCTAGATTTACTTTTGATAATGGTTATACAGGCCAAATTGACGTTAAATATACTTTATTGTACACTGATGCGCAGAAAAAAACAAAAACTTTACACACAAATGCAGTTGCGACAGTAAATGTAACTACTTATCCATCAAGTATTGGATATTCAGATATTGTCAATTTTAAGTCAATATACAAATCTCCTGATGCGTCATCGACATATATTGGAACTTGGGCTATAGGAACTTCGTATAGTTTTTTTGATATAGTTAAATTTGGAGATCAATTATATTATTCTCTTAGCAATTCCAATTCAGGAAATAGCCCAACAATAGATTCTCCATATTGGGATCAACTTGAAGACGTTTCATCTAAATTTGCAAAAAATAATGGCCAACAAGAACATATTTATGATCACGGAACAATTGCTGCTCTATCATATCTAGATGTTGGTAAAGTTTTTGTATTGTTTGATTATTATTCGCACTCAACAAGCGGTCAATATATTGCATATGATTCATACCCAACAACATATAAAGATATTCCTAAAATACAGATTAATAATGTTTCGTATGCATTAAGAGATTATGTTGATTTTAGACCTCGCAGGGCTAATGCAAATACAGGCTCAAGTATCATTACTTATGATTCATACAATATTCCAACATCAATAACTGATTCTAGATTATATTATGATATGTCATATTATCTAGGAAGAATTGATAAATTAATTCTCGGGCAAGATGGAAAATTAAAATGGATTAAAGGTGAATCTTCATATAGAAATTATGTAACGCCAAAGGATGAACCTAACACAATGACTATTGCTACTGTGTTATTTGATCCATATTCATCAGATGAACAAGCAATTCATATAAATTATGCTAAACATCGCAGATATACTATGGATGATATTGGCAATTTAGATGCACGGATATCAAATGTTGAATATTATACAGCATTAAGTCTCGGTGAAAAAGCAACATTAACTACAAATATTATTGATCAATCTGGCCCTAGATTAAAAAATGGATTTATAGTTGAACCGTTTACTAATTTTACTATTGTTGATTTATCAGATAACAATAAAAATATTTCTATTGATTTAGAAAATAATCTTGCTAGACCATCGTTTTCAACTAAAAAATTAAATGTTACTGCTTCTGTTGACGATTTAGGGGATAATTCTTTAATTATTGAAAATAATTTAGTTAGATTTAACTATACTGAATCTGTTATTGCATCTCAAGATCAAGCAACAAGTTCAGTTAAAATTAATCAATTCGATGCTATCTCATATAAAGGAGATTTAAAACTTAGTCCGCAATCTGATGTTTGGACGGAAGAATTAGCTCCAGTTGTTAATAATGTAAGCGATGATACTGCGGCAATTTCAAAGGCAAATCAAGTTCCAGGATTAGTATTTAATGAATGGAGTAGTTTTTATGCATCTCATCAATATGTTGTTGATAAAGCTGCTAATCCCGCTAAAGTAAAATATGATAATGTTAATTATAGTGTTGGAACTGCAATAGTAACTTCAACAAAAAATACTGAAGTGAATGCATTAACAAATAATATTATGCCGAAATCTAGATCTATTCCAATCAAATTTACTGCAACTGGATTATCTCCACTTACTAAAATGTTTGTTTATGTTAACGGGCATTTAGTGAATGCATACGTGACTCCAGACGAAAATCCTATCGGGATAATAACGTCAGCACAAATTACATATCCAGGAACGGGCTATGCTTCTACAGCAAATGCAACCAGTAATACTGCGTCAACTACGCAAGCACAGTTTAATTTGTCAGTTGTTGCTGGTTCTATTGACGCAATAACAATTGTAAATCCAGGAAAAGGTTATGATACATCTGCCCCAATTTCTATTACTATTGATAGCGCTACTGTATCAAATACAGCAAATATTTCGTTATACACAACGCCACACCAAGCAACACAATTGTATTCAAATAGAGCAGGAACGTGTTCTGGAACATTACAATTACCAAATAGCCTTGTAAGCTTTATTTCAGGCGAATTAATAATTATGGTGTGCGACACTCCACATTATGATACTGAAAATGCGATATCAATGGCTCGAGCAACTTTTTATACTAAAACGACATTTACACAAAAAGTTACTGATTCGATTAGATATCCATACATTTCTAAAGTTGTTGCGCCATTAAAACCAAAACTTCCAGCACAAGATTCGTATATCGTTGTTCCAACTTCATTACAATATTTGGCTAACGATTATAAACAAAACTATACAGAGACAAAAACTGGTATTTTATCTATTCCTGTATATTTGAGCGCACAACCAGTAGACGCATATGGAGATCCATGTAATGTCACTGTTACATATGTAACTAATGCATCAAGCGATAAATCAGCAAATACAACGATTTCATCTGGAACTTCGTCATTAACATTTACTGGATCAAATTGGAAAACTCCACAAACAATTAGTTTTTCGTATGATTTGGGTGCAAAAAGTAACGTTGGCGATAATAAGTTACCAACATATATTGAATTTTATGCAGCCTCAGATGATGGTGTATATAATTTTACTGGAGAAAAACCATTTGGATATTGGAAATCAACATCATTTGTATATGGTGTTGCTACAACCAAATTAATACCCTATAATATTTATGCACCAGTAGTCGTACCTCCGCAATATCCTAGTCCAACATTATCTATGACTGCAGTTAAACCTACTATGTCCGTCGGCGAGGAAGTAAGTTTTGATATACGATGGAGCGGAGATATGGGATTAGATAACAAAGTTGTTCCTGATGTGTATCCATTAACGCTTATCTTAACATATTCATCGGGTTCAGATAAAGCACGAATTAACTCCTCAACGACAACAGTGTTTACTAGCCCAGCAAATAGTCATACGTTTACTGCAACAGGAGAAGCAGCAGGAACATGCGGGTTCACGGTTACGCTTACTTCTGCTAATCCGGTATGGAATAATATAAGCGCATCCCTCCAGTTTACTGTATCCGCCAGTTCATTACCTGCATTGCCCCGATCTATTGTTTTTTCAAATTATGTTGACTATAGTTGGCTAGGTAGTATAGACATTTTCTCCACAACAGAAGGCGTAGAATCAGCTATTCCAGTTTGGTTAGCAGGACCAGCTCCGACTAACGATGTAACTGTATCGTTTAATTCCACATTAGTCAATGGAGGCGGAACCGTTTTAGATGGCTCTCTTACCTTTACTTCAGGAAATTACACATATCCGCAAATACTGAGATTTAAAGGAAATGGTTACAATGGAACTTTACTGCAAGATATTTTTGACTATAATATTAATGCATCTTCAACATCGTCAGATAGCGCGTGGAACGGAAAAACTGCGTCGGTTAGTTTAAAAAATAAAGTTAATAAGACGCCTGTAGCTTCTCCTTTAGTTGATACCGGAGGAGAAGCTGTATATGACGGACCTACAGAAGTTACTGTTTGTAATGCAACCTCAATTACGGCATCCATACGTGTTCGTTTAAGCGCTAAACCATTAGAGAATATATGGGCTGTTGTATCTTTTAGTAACCCTGCAGTTGCAGTTGCATCAGATGAAATTTTAACATTTACGCCAAATAATTGGAATACTCCTCAAACAGTTATTCTTAGTGGAGCTTCTGCCGTTTCTGTGGATACAACTACTCGAGTCTATTTAACTACTGCGTATGCATCAGGAACAACTGGACCGTGGGCAAACGCGCTACGGTCAGTTGCGGTTTTAACAAATAAAACAGTTGATATTCCGCAACTGTTTTCTCTTTCTTATCAGACAGTTCAGCAAACATATGTTGCAGAGCAAACTGGTCTTCCTGCTGCTCATTGGAAACCAGCTATTAGTATTTCACAAGTTAGCGCGACCCCAGATACGTATGCAACTTTTACTTTAATAGAAACTACTCCAAATTCAGCTAAATTTGCAGTTTATGGTTCATTCGCTAAACACCCGAATGCAACATCAGGTGCGGTTAATTTTGCTGTTTCTGCAGCAGATGATGTGGATTTGTCTTATGCATTCGGCATTACACAGGGCACCTTGAAATCATTACAAGGGACTTCCCCCGCAACTGACCCTGGAGGTTCATGGGTTGCCGGTTTTGCAGGTGCAAGCGCTGCAGCTACTGTAGAAACAGTCGAAAATGGATCCTCTAATGCATATGAGTTTTCTGGGGAAATAATATTTTCTGGACTAAAGCGTATATCTGCAGTAAATGTAACAGAAACTTCTACAGTTACTACAACAACTACGACTTATAGAACCGATAACTATTCTGTAGTCGGTTCTCCTACTACAATTGTATCAATTTTTACGCAAATTGTTGGTCAAGATAAAAATGCTAGAAGCGCAGAAGCCGTCGCTAAATTACAAAATAATGGATATACCAGTACTTCTGCAAATTCTGACAGAACAACCGAAAGTAAGAATAATGCACAGGCTGAATACGACAGTCAACAAACCCTTGTGTATTTGATTAATTCAAAACTTTCTGCTGCATCAGCGGCTGACCCAACTTCACTGGCTATATATAACACAGAAAATTCCAAATTAATTGAATTAAGAAAAAAAATTCAATAATACATTACAAAAATAAAATAGAAGGGTTTTATGGCATTAGATATTGGATTAATTAGAACGTATGTTAGTAATAAATTTACTAATTCTACATATATACAAAATAGAAAATATCCTACGGGAAAAATAAAATATTACCCAGAGGAAATTGAATTTTGGGCGCAGCAAATATTTAATTCCAAGTGGGAGTTAAGTTTATTTGATACTGAATTTGAAAATACATATAAAGTAAATCATCAACAATCATTATCAACAATTCAATTTAATGATTATGTTGGGCAAACATTTTTAATTGATAAAACTAAAAACCCAAATGGGTTGTATATTTCGTCAATTTCAATCTTTACAACAAAAGAAGATAGTATTTCTCCTATAACCCTTGATGTAAGACCGTTAGTTAATGGGATTCCGGGAGAACAGATTCCATTATCTATTGTGACAGCGTATCCAGAACAAACAAGACCAACTCAAGATTGGATTCCAGGAGCATCAGGGCAAGGTTCAGAAAGATTATTTAAATTCGATTTTCCTATTTTCCTTACTCCTGGATATTACTGCTTTACACTAAAAACCAATTCTTCAACATATGAAGTTTTTGTTAGTGAAAATGGTAAAGCAACGTTAAATTCATCCATTATTGTAACTAACCCATATCTTGGCGATTTTATTTATTCTGGGCAAGGCGAATCTTGGGTTATTGATCCAACTAAAGATTTGTGTTTTATATTAAGACAAGCTATATTTGACGTTGGAACTAAAAATTTATATCTTGATTCCAAAAGAATTGAGTATGATTTTGGTTATGATATATTACATTTCGCAGCAGCAACGTCGCAAGTAAAAGAAGTTTCATATATCAGTAATTCTACTGCAACTATTAGAAATTCCAATTCTCTTAATGATACTAATATTACTATATTTCCAAATAGCGATGTAGTTCTACCATCTCGCTCTACGGCAAATTCAGTTAATGGCGTTCCAATTACATTAGCATTAACAAATACTGACCCAAATTTAACTCCTATTGTTGATTTGGAGGCAACGGGTATTGCTCTTATTAATAATTACATAGATGCATATTCAACTGAAATATCTGAATCAGAATTAACGCCTAATGGATTAGCTTTCGCTAAATATAGAACTAAACCTGTAACATTAAATGAAGGGTTTGATGCTGATGGTATCACAGTTTATATTGATGTTAATAAACCAGTAGGAACTGAAATTGAAGTATTCTATCGAATTTTAAATAGATACGATACAAGTATTGTATTTGCTGATGCTAATTGGCATTTAATGACTAAAAAATCACTAGCAACTCCAGCATTATTATCTTCGGATTATGTTGAAGAAACTTATGAGAACCTAAATATAACATATACTGGCGTAAATGGAATTGGTTACGAAACGTTTAACCAATTAGCTATCAAAGTTGTATTTTATTCTAATGATTCAACGAAAGTTCCTACTATTAAAAATTTAAGAGCTATTGCTACTGTATAATGGAAAGATTAAAAATCAAAGATACTCCTGGATGGGTCAAAGACCTATCCAGTAAAGCAGTTCTAAATTCAGATTTATCTGCTCTAGAACAACGTAAATTAAATAAGAAAAAAAATATACAAATAAATAATATTACGGAAGATCTGAGTAATGTTAAATCAGAATTAGAAACATTAAAAACAGATATAAAAGATATTAAAGACATTTTACTACAATTTATAAAGCCTAATGGCAATGCATAAATATAGTTAAAAATTTTATTTAAAGGGAATCACTAGTGGCTATATCTCAAATTACATATTCAAATACATTTTCTCATTGGTTGGTGTCAACAAACCAATTAGTGAGTAATATGAATACTCTTATTGAAGGGAATTTTTTTAAGAATAGCGGAACTCTATTCTTAAATTCGGCAAATACAGGTTTATATGTAGGAAATACAGCTGAATTTGGAGGTAACGTTACAATAAGTGGTCCTGTCAATTCAGCAGTTAGAATTCAAAATCCTACAACAATATATAACACGTTAACTGTTGTAGCAAATTCAAGTATATTAACGTCAGGATTCATTAAAAGTAATACAACTATTTCTTCTAATAGTATATTTACTAATGATTTAACTGTTAATGCTAATGCATATTTTAATACAACAAATGCTCTACTTAAAAATATTGATGGTAATTCATATCAAATAATTTCAACTAAAGAATTAAATGACGTTAATACTGCTATTCGTAACGATCTAGCAAATACAACTCAACAAATTAATGCAAATATTTCTTCTAGTATCGCAAATTCAACATTAAGTATCTATAATTATGCAAATAATGCTTTTGTAAGAACAAGCGGAAACTCTGCGTCAATTGTTTCTATTGTTGCAGATTACATTTCAACAGGAAATCTATCTGTTTTTGGAACATTACTCAATTTCGGAACAACAATATCAGACTCAAATGAATACTTATTTTTGGCTAATACTGGAAGTACGTCTAGCCAAAATTCGCAAATTATTGTAAATCGTTCTGGTGGATCGCCAAGTAATGCCAATGCAATAATTAGATGGTATAATACCGGAAAAGAATGGCAAATTAGGGATATTGATAATCCTACAGTATTTAATAAAATAACAACAAAAAATGAATTAGATGGAGCCAATACGTTCCTATACAATTACATTAATAGTAAAGTTGGTGGATCCAGCGGGGAAATAGTCTTTGGTGGAGATGTTACTATTTCTGGCAATTTAAGCATTAATGGCCCAACTACAAACTTAAATGTTAATACATTAACAGTTGATGATAAAAATATAACATTAGGCGATGTAATTTTAATTTCAAATACATCAATGGTTGCTACCTCAACTTCTAATGGAACAATAATTGGTAATACAGCAGGATTAATTCTAGGTATGAGTGTTGTTAAACTTACTGGACCTGGAACTCCGGCAAGCGGAGCGGAAATTGTATCTATTAATTCAGCTAATCAGTTTACTCTTAGCGCAAACAGCCAACTTGTTGGCGCGTTTCAAGGTAATATTAATGGGGCATCTGATACTTCCGCAAATGGCGGTGGTATTACAGTAAAAGGTACAACTGATAAAACGTTTAGTTGGTTTGGCGGCACTGCTAATGCATGGACAAGCTCCGAGAATATTTCTCTAGTCGGAGGAAAATATTTCTCGTTAAGTGGGTCATCCAGCGGCGCAACAATTATCCAATCAAATGCCGTTGCTAATGGAATATTAACATTATCAAATAATACTGGAACATTAGTTTCTACTGGTGATTCCGGAGTTGTTACATATTCAATGATTGCTAGCAAAACAGGAACAGGAAATGTAGTATTTTCTAATAACGCTGTTTTAGTCGCTCCTAGTTTTTCAGTTGCAAATGGCTCTGCACCGTTTTCCGTTGTATCTAATACTAATGTATCTAATCTTAACGCAGACCTTCTTGACGGACAGCATGGAGCATATTATACCGATTTAAGCACTAATGCATACATTCAAGCTAATTCTGCATATACTCAGGCCAATTCTGCATACATTCAAGCTAATTCTGCTTACAATAAAGCCAATACAATACCTGCATTAATTTCTACATCTATACAAACTACAAATTATACTGCCTCTGTTAACCAATTAGTTCGTTGTAATACGGCAGCAGGAGCTTTCTCGGTAACATTCCCTGCTAGTCCAGCTGATGGATCGTTAATTGGAATAATTGATATTGGTAATACATTTGCTGCAAATAACGTAACATTGTTACCTAATGGTAATACCATTGAATCTGACGCAACTTCAGTTATATTAGATTTAAATGGTTCTTATGCATCATTTGTTTACAACTCTGCTACTTCTAATTGGAAATTGTTAGAAACTCCTACCGGAACAGAATTTCCTTCAGCAGCAGGCAATACCGGAAACGTATTAACCAGCGATGGTTCTAATTGGGTATCAGGAACATTAACGTATTGTACTGGATTACCATTATCTACTGGAGTTACCGGAATACTTCCTGTTGCTAATGGTGGAACTGGAGTAACTACATCTACTGGTAGCGGAAATAATGTATTATCAATTTCTCCGACATTAACTACTCCAGTTTTAGGAGTACCATCATCGGGAACATTAACGTATTGTACTGGATTACCATTATCTACTGGAGTTACCGGAATACTTCCTGTTGCTAATGGCGGAACTGGTATTATTACACCAGGAACAACAGGAAATGTATTGACGTCTAATGGAACTGCATGGGTTTCTCAAGCAGCTCCAGTGTCATTACCTACGCAAACAAGTAATGGCGGTAAATTCTTAACAACTGATGGTTCTACTGCTACTTGGTCTGGATTACCATTAGTAGATACTACATATACAGTAACAGGAATATCCGGAACTGCTGCTAACGTATCAGTAGATTTTTCTTCGGCTAACTCCTCAACTATTATTATCCCTTTACCATCTAATACAACTTCTGCGATAATTACGTTTACGAATTTAGCAAGCAAAGCAACGTCAAACACTGTATTTTCATTTTCAGTTGTCTTGTCTCATGCTACGGCTTTGGCTAATACGAATTCGGTTGTATGGAGACATGGTGCAGCAGTATTACCAAAATGGACAGGAAATATTGTACCACCAAGCACAGTAACTGCAAATGCTATTGATATTTGGACATTCTTTACTTATGATGCAGGAAGTTCGCTTGTTGGTAGTTTATCAATGGCTGATGTAAGAAACGCTTAATGGAGCAATTAAATGTTTTCTAAATTATTTAAAATGCTTTTACATGAAACAACGAATGTTGCTAATACTACTGCTGTGACATTTAATACGTCAGGCACGTATAATCCAAAATATGGTAAGCAAAAAGTTTATGTAACCGGAAGAGGTGGCACAGGAACTACTGTACCTGGAAATTATTTTAGCAATGCATCGTACACCCCCGCAGTATATACTCCTGCATATAATATTGTAACTGGGAGCCGCTATTTTGGTATTAATGCTCCTAGTGCTGGTACATACGCCGGTACTGTTAATTCATGGTATTTGACTACTTATGCATACAATACTTTTGATAATAATACATATAACAGTCCAGCGTTTGGAACTCCATCAAATTCAAGCACATATTATGCTGGCCAATATATTGGTCCAGTAACAGGTCCTGTACCTGCTCCATATTCCAATCCTGCTTGGTCAGGCACAGGTTCAAATTACGCTCCCGTAGCCGCATCATATACTCCTGAATCTTATTATGCTGGAAATTCGGGAACAAATGCAACAAATTATACAACCGGAACTGCTGCCAATATACTAGGCGTCACCTTTCCAGGAGGGGTTGGAGGAGTAGCAACTGTCGTCCCTGCAACAGCAATAGCGAACCCTAAATATGGAACAGCCACCTCAATAACAATACCAACTGGCGGATACGTCACAATTACCTTTACTTTGTGAGAATTTATTATGTTTACTATACCCGTTATCAATTCTGCTCTTGAGCCTATTATCTGTTGGTCAGGCGCATTTACGCCAGAAGACATCGATGAAATTATTAAAATCGGAGATAGATTAGAATTTCTACAAGCTAAAGTTGGATCTTCTAAAGATGGCGGGATAGATGACCCAAAAATAAGAAACAGCAAAGTATCATGGATACATCCAGAACAAGATACTGCTTGGTTGTTTAATAAAATGGCTGAAATTATTGCTAGAATTAATACCGATAAATTTCAATTTGAATTATCGCATATTGACGCATTCCAATATACTACATATACTGAAGGAGATTTTTATGGTTGGCACATTGACGGAGATTTTAAAGATACGTTTGGTTCAAATCATAGAAAATTAGGTATTTCTGTTATTCTTTCTGATCCAGAAACTGAGTTTACCGGCGGCGAATTTCAGCTTATTCCAGGAGGAAATCCAGAGCAGATACATAGTACAAAGGTTAAAAGGGGTGACATTTTAGTATTCCCAGCCTTTGTTCCTCATCAAGTAACTCCAGTATTATCTGGTAAACGTAGAAGTCTAGTTTGCTGGGTACTTGGTCCAAAATTCAAATAACTTAACTTTGGAATATATTATGTCTTTGATATCGGTATTTAAAACACCTTTGATTGAATTTTTAACAACAGAACAGCATACTAATGTATTAATACCACCTGCTCCAGCAAGCAAGTTTATTCCTGACTGGTATAAAGCTATTCCAGCATATAGTAAAACTGCTCGTGACCATAAAGGCGGTCACTCAATGAATGCTAAGAAATGTCTACCAATGATAGATGCTATGACTAATGGGTTCATTATACCTTTAGCTGGCGATATTCATATTAGAACTAACGAAGATGCTTCTTTAATTGATATAACAGAAAATCCTTATGTTAGATTAACTGAAGAACATGCTCAGGAACAAGTTGGACCAGCATTCCCTTTCCCAGGAAAACACTTGATAAAATTTATCAATCATTTTGTAATCAAGACTCCTCCTGGATATTCTTGTATGTTTGTTGCCCCAATAAATCATTTGGAAACTAGGTTTCTGACATTGGGTGCTGTTGTTGATACCGATGTATATGATAGAGAAATTAACTTTCCTACTGTCTGGTTAGCTGATAACTTTGATGATATTTTACCAGCAGGTACACCAATTATACAATGCATACCATTTAAACGCGAAAACACTATATCAAAATATTCAGTAAGACCATTTACTGAAAAAGAATGGAACAAAAGAGAAATTACTAGAGCAAGACAAGACAACCAAAACAGTTATTATGTGAACAATCTTAGGGTGAAAAAATAATGTCTATATTATCTAATATCAAATTAGCATTGCTTAACGCTACCGATACTTCGCCAATGATTAAATTTTGTTGTGATGTTCCTGGATATGAAATCGGTCAACCAGTAAGAAGAGCAATGGATATTAAACCAGACTGGTTAATTGAGCAAACTAAATATGCAGAACGGAATAATTCTCATAAATTTGCTGCATGTCCTGGGATGCACGATTATTACAGAACGGGTTACATTATTTCAGCTTGGGAAGATTTTGAAATTATAGTAGATGAACAAAAGGCTGACATTGTTATTGGAATGGGTGGAGGTGTTGCCTGCAAACAATTTGAAAGAATGGATTATAGTGTTGTAGCAGGTTCAGCTAATATTGACGATGATATTGCACCTCATGCGTTAAAATTACCTTGCCCATGGAAAGTTTTTACTAAACCAGGATATTCGGCATTTGTTATGCCTGCA